TCAGCCCTTCACCGGATAGGAGAAGACCTTGTCGTTGCCCGGGATATGCGGCTCGCCGCGGAAGTTCAGGATGTTCCCGTAGCGTCCGCTGCAGGTCTCCGGGGTCTTGTCGCAGCCGGCCACGAGCCGGACCTGGTCGCCCACCGCGATGGGGCGCGGCATCGGCGTGAACAGCTGGACCGACTGGTTGAGATGCTGCAGCACCTCGGTCGAGGCGCCCGCGTTCGCGCCCGAGAGGAACGTGCAGGTCCCGAAGGTGTAGAAGCCGGACGGCCGGGCAGTCGGGACGGTAAAGGTGTCGCCGGCCGCGACGGCGTTGATCGCCAGCATGTCGGTGAGTGGAGCGAGGTCGACCTTGCACTCGCTCGACCCGAAATCCGTCCGGCACAGCCGCGAATAGAGCCGGCCCGAGGTCTGCTGCAGCTTGTTGGCGACCCCGCGCACCTCGGCCGAGAAGCGCTGGTCGGCGCGCTTGACCTCGCCGAGCCAGCCGCGCCGGAGCACGACGCGGCCCATGGAGAGGTCGGCCCAGTTGACGATGAAGATGTCGATGCGCGCGCCGTCATAGAGACCGTTGGAGAGATCCTGCGCCTTTAGCGCCTCGTCGTCGAGGAAGCCATCGACGTCGAGGTTGTCGACCGAGAGGTCTGAGCCGGACTTGATCGCGGACGGCAGGAAGCCAGTCGAGGCCGTGTAGACGAGACCGTCGACCACGAGGTCCTGGTCGTGATCGGTGAATCCCCGCACCCAGCCGTCCGTGCGTTCCAGCCGCCAGCAGGTGGCGAGCGTGGTCACCTCGCCGGCGATGTGCGCGGCGAGCTCGGGCGTCAGCGTCTTCATGATCAGGCCCGGATCTCGACGATGGCGATCGAGGAGACCTGCTGGAGGTGGTAGGCGGTCGCGACCACCGGCAGATGGTCGGTGTCGAACCGGCATGGCACGTCGAAGCGGAAATCGGCATAGGGCTGCGCAGACGGCGCGGACGGGAAGGTCACGAGCCCTGTCAGATGATTGATCGAGACGCCGGGCGCCGGCGCGCCGCTCACGCGCACGACGACACTGCCGGCCTCTGGCTTGGTGATCAGGCGCAGGTCTGCCGAGGGTCCGCTGGCATAGGTCTTGGCGAGCTTCCAGACGAGCGGGTCCGCCGTCGCGACGAGCGGCTGGTCCGTGGCGTCGAAGTCGGTCCAGTCGCGGAAGCGGAAGCCATAGGCGCGGCCCTTGCGCGCGCGGAAGAACGCGATGACCTCCGCCATCTGCTCGCGGGTGCGAATGCCGGTGCCGATATCATAGCGGGCGCGTGCGGCCGCCCAGTTCACATTGCGCTGCTCGAAGCCGGAGGCGACCGAGACGATGTCGGTCGAGTATTCCGGACCGCCGGTCGCGCCGCGAGCGATCGCATCCGGGAAGCGGACATCGTGGAAGCCGGTGCTCACAGGTTCCGCCTCGCGCGCTCGACCGCGGCCGCCATCTCGGCGGTGATCTGGCCCTGAGCACGCCGGAACGAGGACGCATCAGGGGTAGTCACGTTGAAGGTCAGCATCACGGGCTGACCTCCGGAAGAGCGGCCGAACGCGTAGGCGCGGGCTTCGGCCCGGCTGAGTACCCGCTCGCCGCGCTGCAGGATGGCCGGCACCTCGTCCGGCCGCAGATACGCGCCTTCGTGCAGACGCGGCGCGCCGGCGAAGGCGAGCGCTGGGACCATGCGCCCAGGCCCGCCGGCCCCGACGAGGCCGCCATCGTGGAACAGCCCGGCAAAGAGCCGGCCGATGAGGCCGCCTGCGTCCGAGAGGGTCGGCTGGTTCGACCCGAACAGGAAATTCTTGAGGGGGTTCATGACGGCGAGCTTGATGAGCTCGCGCGTGATGTCCTGGAGGGCGGCGCGTCCGGCGTCGGACCAGCTCTTCCAATCCGTCTTGCCCTGCGTCAGCACGTCGGCGAAGCGGTCGAGGGCAGAGCCAACGGCGCTCTCGAGAGCGCGATAGGCGGCGTCCTGGCGCTGCAGCTCCTGGGTCAGCCGCTCGATCCTGCCCGCATTCTCGACGATGGCGCGGCCTTCCTCGGAGGCGAGGTCGATGCCGCGCTGGCGCAGACCCTGCTCGGCCCTAAGCTGCGCGATGACGACGTTGCGTTCGGAAGCGCTCTGGCCCACCAGCGATATCTGCCGCTGGAGCAGGCCGATCTCGTCCTCCTGGTCCCGGAGCGCCTGCCTGCCGGCAAGCTGGCGCGTGAGCTCGTCAACGCGCCGGGCATCGGCGATCGCCTGCTGTCCCTCGGCGCTGTCGGCGTCGATGCCGCGCTGGCGGAGCTGCTGGATGGCGCGGAGCACCGCCAGCTCTTCCGAGCGCTTCGCGACCGAGGCGCCGACGAGCGCGATCTGGCGCTCGAGGAGGGCGATCTCGTCGCGACGGTCCTGCAGCGCCTCGCGGCCGGTGAGCGTCCGGCCCAGAGACTCGGCCTGGCGCGCGGCATCGATGTAAGCCCGAGCCTCCTCCGACGCGAGATCAACGCCGCGCCGGCGCAGTTCCTGCTCGACCCGCAAGACCGCAAGCGCTTGGCCGCGGCGCGCGACGGAAGCATCGACGAGCGCGACCTGGCGCTGCAGCAGCTCGATCTCGCGACGCTTCTCCTCGGTCGCCGACAGGGTCTGGCTACGGCTCTCCTCCGCGAACAGCCGCCCGTACGCCTCGCGGAGGCGCTCAATGACGCGGGTCAGGGTCTCACGAGCGTCGCCCTCGGCAAGCGCCTGTGCGGTCAGGAGCGGGCGCAGGGCCTGCTCGACCTGCATCGCCTGCTGCGCCTCGGACGAGACGAGCGCGCCCGAGGCGACGAGATCGTTGACGCGCTTCTGCGCGCCGGCCTGGCTCGCGAGGTCACCGACCTGCTTTGCCGCCTGGGCGGCGGTCTCGGCGATGCGCTCGCGCAGCGCCTGCCGGGCGCGCGCCTCCGCGTCAATCCCCTCGCGCGCCTGCTCGACCAGCGCCTGTCGCCGAGCCTCGGTGCGCTCGGCGGCTTCCCCGCTCTGAAGATACGCGTCGGCAAGCGCGAGGGTCGCCCGAATCGAGGCCTCGGCGGCCGAGTTCTGCGCAACGACGGCTTGCGTCGCGGCGTCCACGGCCGGCCTATACCTCGCCAGCTCGGCGGTGACCCGGGCATAGGCCGCCTCCACCTGCCCGACGTCGGCGAGCTTCGAACGGGTGAGCGGGTCATCGAGCGCGGCTCGAAGCTGGCGCTGCTGCTGCAGGAGGCGTTCCAGCTCGCGTGCGCCCGGAACCAAGTCGCGGGCGACCTCGCCGGCGCGGACCGACAGCTCGTTCGCGCGCGCGTCTGCTGCGATCTGCGCCGCGCGCCGCTGCTGCTCGTCGAGCTGGCGCTCAAGCTCGGCGATGCGCCGCTCGACCTGCGGCAGCATGAGCGGCACGACGTTGCCGCGGGCGTTCTCGCGCAGGCGGTCGCGTTGCCATCTTAGCAGGTCGAGCTCTTCGGTAGGCGAGCGCCCCAGGGCGGCGCGGTCCACCGACTTGCCGATCGCATCCCAAGCGTTCGAGGCCTGGCGCGCGACGAAGCCCCAGGCTCGGCCGAACGCGTTTGTCGCGGCTTCAGCATCGGCGAGCGCCGGCCCGAGCGCGTTGAGGAGGACGCGTTGCGCCTCGGTCCGGTGGTTCTGGTCGACGAGCGTGCGGACGTACTGGCGCGTGCGGTCGTCGAGGAACGACAGCTTCGCGTTCAGGTCGTCCGCGCCGCGCGCCGGATCGGCGAGCGCCTTGGCCAGCTCCTCTGCCCCGGCCTTGGCATCGACGCCGAGGGTGACGCCGTAGTTGCGGGCGATGGCGATCGCCCGTCCCATTTCCTCCGCGCCGACCTTGCCGGTGCGCAGGAACGCGACCTGCATCTCGCGGGCGGCGCGGACGGAGACCTTGCCCGCCTCCGCCGAACTCTGCGCGACCCGCTCCAGCTCACCGGCGGTCGCGCCCGACGCCCGGCCGACGCCGGAAAGCGCGGTCTCGACCGCGCGCGCCGAAGCGTCGTGGGAGATCCACGCCGCAGTCAGCCCGGCGACCGCGACGGCAACGCCGGCGATGATCCCGCCGACCACGCCGATGGACGAGCCGAGCGTCGCGATCGTGCCGCGCAGGCCGCCGAAGGCCTGCGTCACCTGTCCTCCCTGCTGGAGCAGGATCGTCATCGGGCTGGCGCCGGAGGCGAGCGACGCCACCACGTCGTTGAAGGTGTATTGCAGCGTGAGAAGCTGGTTGCGCGTGAGGCCTGTCGCGCCGCCCACGCCCTTGATCGCTCTCTCGGTCGCCTCGAACCGCTGCCGGGCGAGCGCCTGCGCCGCCGTATGCTCCGCGGTCGTGATCGCGCCCCGCTGCGCGAGCGCCGCGTATTCCGCGAGCTCGGCGTTGAGGCGCGCTTGGGCGGCCCCGAGCGGGTCGATCTGGGCGCGCACCGCCTTGGCGCGCGCCTCGAAGTCGGCCGCTTCCCTCGCCGCCTGCTCGAAGACCTCGGCCGAGTCGCGCGCCGACTTCGGCGCGGGACGATCGATCCCGAGCACCGCGTTGTAGCGGCGCTGCGCCGCGTCGGCTTCGCCCGCCAGCCGCGCCGCTTCGGCCAGGCGCTTCAGCCGCGCGACGTCGCGGTCGGTCGCTGCGCCGGCCCGATCGAGCGCCGCCTCGACCCGACCGAGCGCCGCTTGCCCGCTCTGGCCGACTTCATCGAAGGCGCGCTTGACCTCCGCCTTCCCCTCGACCCCGAGACGGATGGAGACGGAAGTGGCGCTCATGGGAGGTCAGCGTCCCGGCGATAGGCGGCGACGACGATCGGCTCGATTTCGGGGAGGGCGTCCACCAGAAGCGGCGAGAGCGCGCCCATGGCGTCGGCGAGGAGGAGGATGGCGCCGAAGTCGAGGGCGTAGACGCCGCCCATCACGGCGCGGACCTGGCCGGCCGAGCGACGGATCACGCTCCAGGCGAGAATGCCTTCCGACGTTCGCGGCGCATGCTCGTCATAGGGGCAGCCCTCGCATCGCGATGGGCAGGCGGCGCAATAGTTCTCGCCCCCGCCGAAGTGCCACTCGGCGAGAGCGGTCAGGCGTTTTTTTCCGCGTCCTGCGCGATGGCTGGGCCGACATAAAGGCGGTCGATCGCGTCGAAGGCCGGCCAGTGTTCGAGAAGCTGGTCGATGCGCTCCGGTGTCGGCTCCACCGGCTGGCCCTCGGCGTCGCCGATGCCTTCCCAACCGACGATGCCGGAGCGGGCGAGCGCGCGCGTGAAAGCTTCTCCGGCTGTAATAGTGGCATCGGGAGCTTCGCCTTTCTCCTTCAGGATCTCCGCAGCCGCCGCGCGCGCGAGCAGCATGGCCGCAACGGAAACCGGCCTGACCTGGACCCGCACGCCGGGCAGAAGGTCGAGCCAAAAGGGGTCGCGCGAAGTAGGTTCCAGCCTAAGCATGGAGTGTTCTCCTCAAGAGGATTGAAGCTGGTTCTAAATGCGGCACATCCGGATTGGCGCTGGCTTGCAGCCCGCGTCAGGAGACTACGATCACAGTAGCTGAGGGGGCCGCCGCTGGGGCATTGATCCTAAGACGCTGATATCACGGCAGCTTTCCCAGGGCGGGTCGCCTTATTATTTGCCTTTGCGGTATCGCTCGAAGCAGATACGGTTGTCCTTGGGATGGTGTGATCGATAGCGTTCACTCCTCCGCGGAGCCGGTGTTCATGAAAGCCGCGGCGAAGTTCGAGCACGATCTGGTTTCTGAAGGTCCGAGTAAGGATCGGCGCCGGGCCTCGCGAGCGATCCGCTGGCTGCGTCTCTCGATTGTTGCATCACTCCTTATTCCGCTTTCGATTTTCGCCTTTGCAGCCTGGCACACGAGGGGCGCAGCTCTTGCAGACGCGCAGGCAGACGCGCTCCGCAGCGTTGCCACCGTGGCCGAGCACGCGCTTAAAGTTATCGAGACGAACGGCCTTGTGCTCGACATGGTCGACGAGGCTACGCGTGGCCTCTCCTGCGCCGAACTTCGCGCCTCGACCGACATCCCGGCCTCGATGGCTCGGATGATCCGACACGCCCCTCAGATCGAGACCGTCTTCGTGCTCGACGAGCGGGGGACCATCTGCACCGCGAGCCAAGCTGACAGGATCGACAATAGCAGCAGGGCCGACCGGGATTACTTTGGTGGCGCTCGCGAGGCTCCGCTTGATCAAAAAACGGGCGAGCCGGCCTTCTACATCGGGCGAGGCCTCATCGGGCGTATCGGCAATGTGCCGTTCTTCTCCATGGCGCGCCGGCGCTCCGCGCTGGATGCAGACGAGCGTGAGTTCAAGGGGGTTGTGCTTGCGGCCATTGAGCTGAAGTACATGATCTCCTACTGGCGTGGGATCGCCGTCCCCAATATGAGGCAGCGGATCGCGCTGTTTCGGGCGGACGGAGCGCTCCTTGCGCGCTCAGCCGAGCCACAGGTACAGCAGCCGAACCCGGCGTTGGAATCGCGGACTGCCACGACCTGGGCCGGAGCGCCGGAAGGTGTGGTCATCGGCCCTTCTCCGCTCGACGAAGTCGAGCGGGTGCGGGCGTGGAAGGCTCTCCCGCGTTGGGAGCTTGTTGCGCTTACGAGCTTCGACAAGGACGTGGTGCTTCGACCCTGGCGCGAGGCGATCCTCGTTTATGGGTTCACTGCGGTATTGGCCTCTCTGGCTCTCGTTAGCGTAAGCGCGTCAGCCATGTGGTGGGTCAGGCGCGAAGAGGCTGCCGCCCGGCAGGGCCGAGCGGAGCTGGCACGGCGGCTTGAGGCCGAGTCCCAGCTCCGGCAGGCCCAGAAAATGGAAGCATTGGGGCAGCTCACGGGCGGCGTCGCACACGATTTCAATAATCTCCTCATGGCGATGACCGGCAGCTTGGAACTGCTTCGCAAACGGCTCTCTGTTATGGGCGGGAACGGCGACGATCCCCGGGTCGTGCGCCTTCTCGACAATGCTCAACAGGCGGCACAACGGGGGGCAGTCCTGACGCAGCGCATGCTAGCGTTTGCACGGCGCCAGGATCTCCAGCCTCAGGCTGTCGATGTCCCTGAGTTGGTGCGCGGCATGTCCGAACTGTTGCGGCGCTCGCTTGGCCCGCTGGTAGATGTCGAGACGCGGTTCTCCATCAATCTGCCCCCGGCGCATGTCGATCCCCACCAGCTAGAGATGGCCCTCCTCAACCTTGCGGTGAACGCTCGTGATGCCATGGCCGGGGGAAGCCGGGACGGAAAGATCACGATTTCCGCGCACGAGGAGACCATCGGCCTTAACCACTCTGCCGGGCTCAAGCCGGGTTCTTTTGTTTGCGTATCGGTGACCGACACTGGCGAGGGCATGGATGAGGCGACGTTGGCGCGGGTGACGGAACCGTTCTTCACCACGAAAGGCGTGGGCAAGGGTACGGGTCTCGGGTTGTCCATGGTGCATGGTCTTGCTGAGCAATCAGGAGGGCGTCTTATCTTAAAAAGCCGAAAGGGCGAGGGCACGACAGCCGAGCTATGGTTGCCTCGGGCCGAGGTCGCGGAGCTTGTGTCCGTTCCTGCGACCGAAGTCGTCGAAACACCAAGTCAAGCGATCGGGCGGCCTACAGTTCATACGGTGCTGCTCGTTGATGATGATCCACTCGTGCTCTCGGGCACCAGCGGTATGCTCGAAGATCTCGGCCATGCCGTGATCGAGGCCTCTTCTGGTCAGGAGGCGCTCGAAATGGTGCGGACGGGTGCGCGCATCGACCTCATCATCAGTGACTACGCCATGCCGGGAATGGATGGGCTTCAACTCGCAACAGAAGTCCGCGTCATTCGGCCGAGCCTACAAGTGATCTTGATGACTGGCTATGCAGAGCTGCCTGATGACGCGGAGCTGGACCTCCCCCGCCTTGCAAAACCATTTACCCAAACAGCGCTCGCCAAAGCGTTGGTTGAATTGCGAGCGCGTTCTCGGGACCGCTCGAACGTGGTATCCCTGAAACAACGCTGAATTGCTGACGCTCAGTTCGCGGTCGAATGTTCTTCTCCTAGGAGATTAAGGATATTCAATAGGTCGCTGCGTCATTCGTCAGCACGACCGTGCAGCTCCTACCGAGAACCGGGTCTTTGGCCGCCTGCCACGAGAACGCGGCCTGCACGCCGGCCGGTCCTTGGATCGGGGTCTTCGGCCGCGGCAGGAAGACGCTGTGAAACGTAAATAGCAGCGATTTGTTCGCGTCGATCGACCAGCCGAAGGAGAGCTCGCACGGGTCGCCCGAGGCGGACTGATCGAGAAGCGTCGTGTCGGCGAAGCGGACCGTGACCGTGCCGGTGACGGCGACGAGTCCGGGATCGGCGTCGGCGATGCGTCCGTCCGGGCGGATCACCTCCACTTTGTCCAGGTTGTTCGAGTAGCTGAACTCGGCCGAGACGACGTTCCCGACTGCCGTTCCGTCCCGCTTCACCTCGCCCTGGAACTGGCTGAAGCGCTCGATCACGGCCTCGGTCGGCGAGCCCGACTGCGAAGCGGCAAAGCGCGTCTCGCCCTGCGCGATCAGGCCCATGGTGGCCGTGAGCAGACCCGAGCGCTGCAACTGGATCTGCATCGTATTTGCTCGCACGCCGACATTGAGGCCATAACTCGGGACCTCCGGCATGCCGATCTGAACGGTCATCGAGGGCAGCGTGAGCGCGCCCGAGACGAAGGTGTGGGCATAAACGCCAGTCGTCTCGACCGAGGTCGGCGACCCCATCAGCAGCTTCAGCCAGTTGCCGAAGTTGCGAAGGTCAACGGGCACGACCACGTCGCCCTCGTTGTTCACGACATCCCGGCTCGGCGGCAGCGGTTCGCGGCCGTAACCGAGGAGATCGCTTGCGATCAGGCCCTGCTCGTCGCCGAGCGCCGCCGACACGAAGGGGAGCTTCTTGAAGCCTGAGACCGGAGCGGTGCCGTAGGTGGTCTCGAACGCCGCCGCCATAACGGCGTTGGCGCCGCGCGCGCGTGCCATGGAAGATCTCCAACGATGGTCAGGGTCAGTTCAGCGGGTCGGTCGTGCCGTAGACGGCCACCACAAAGGCTTCGGCGAAGCGAGCCGGGATCGCCCCGAGGGTCTCGGCGTCGTCGGTTGCGGGCGCCTCGACCTCGAGGAAGTCGCAAAGTCCGCCGAGCGTCCGGTCCGCTTGGACGGCCTCTCCGATTGCGCCAAGCATGCCGTCGAGGATCTGCTCGCGGGGCAGCGAGGAGCTTTCGTAGGCCGCCACTTCGATCGGGACCCGGTGCGAATAGACGTAGGTCAGCGGCGAGAGAAGCACCTCCGGCTCGCCGGGATCACCGTCGCGGACCACCACGAGCCCGCCGGGCGGGATGCGCTCAGGCTTCGCAAGGTTGCGCTTCACCTCGGCGTTGGGCAGCGCGCCGGCGACGAGCGCCTTCACGGCGTCGATCACCTGCTCGCGGCGGCTGGTCATGAGAGCGTCCAGTGTCGGGCGATGTAGCCGGGCACGCGCGCGGCTTGCTTCCTCGCGACCGTTCCGATGTCGAGCCGCTTCCTGAGCGAGACCTGAGGGACGAGGATGAAGACCACGACGGTGGCGTCACCGGTCTTGCGCCGGTTGCGCGCCGCGAGCCCTCGCGAAGTGACGCGCGCGCTGTCGGCGACGAGCAGCGAGGGGCGGCCGCGGCGATAGACGAAGCGGAGCTTCATCCCGGTACGTCGCTCCCAGCCTGCCGGTGTGATGCGCTCGCGCCTGCCGGTGGCGCCGCGCCCGACTGCGCCGGCCGCTGGCGTCGGGATGGGGAGGAAGAGGCCACGCCCCGAGCGGATGGTGACGCCGCGGTCGAAGGCGTCGATGAGTTTCGGCGCACGCGACCAGGCGAAGGCCGCGGCCTCCATGCTGTCGCCCGCTTCAGGAAAGACCTTGCCGCGCCAGGTGCGCGCGAGCCGGTCGCCGAGCCCGGCGGATACGACCTGCTCGCGCAGCTCGCCTTTCAGCGCGTCGGCCGCGTCGCGCATCCCTGACGTGACCGCGCGCTCGATCGCCTTCTCGGTCCCGGCGAGCGCCTTCCCGAGATCGGGACGCTGCATTGTGAAGCGCATCGGATCAGACCTCGGCGGCCTCGCAGGTCATGACCAGCCCGAGCGGGCCGGAAAGCGGCGGGGCAATCAGGCGGAACGTCTGCAACCCGATCTGGATGAGGTCGCCTTCGGCGATGTCCGGGGCCTCCGACCGGCGGACCTCGATGAGGATCGCCGGCATGATTGCACGCGAAGACCCGAACTCCGCGATCCCGCTCGGCTGCTTCCGGACCACACGGACAGGGGTGGCCCCGATGCCGCCCGGCCGCCAGACGGCCTCCTCCCCAATATTCGGGTCGGAGAAGATCGCGTCCAACGCGGCTTTGAGGTTGTCCACGGAACCTTAACCTTCTTCAGGCCTTCTCTTTCCACAGAAAGGATTGCGTGCTACAGTTTCCATAGATCAGGAGGGATCCGATGGCCACAGCCCAGGTTGAGAGGGGCGCGGCGCCGGTCGAAGGGCCGGTCCTCGGAAAGGCCGTTGTTCGAGCCGCCGAGCGCCTTGGGCTCACCGCCCGCACGCTGGGAACCGTGGTCGGACTTTCGGAGCCGACCGTGTCGCGCCTGAAGCGGGGGGAGTTCACTCTCGAGCGCGGCACGAAGCCGTTCGAGCTCGCCGTGCTGTTCGTGCGGCTCTACCGTTCCCTCGATGCGATCGTCGGCGGCGACGAGAGTGTCGCGAAGGCGTGGCTGCGCAACGAGAACACCGTGCTCGGCGGCAAGCCGATCGAGAAGATTCAGACCGTGCCGGGGCTCGTCGATGCCATCGCCTACCTGGACGCCCGACGCGCTATCGTCTGAGGCGCGGGCCTATCAGGGGCGGTGCTGGCGCCTGGTCGAAGCGCAGCATCGCGTCTCGACCCTGAAGCTCGTCGACACGCTCGACGAGCAGACCCTTCTCGAGGATCTGATCGAAGAGACCAAGCCGCCGGTTCCACCGGAGTGCCGGCATCTCGATTATCTGTTTTCCACCCCGTTCCGATATGGCGCCCTCTACCCGCACGGGTCGCGGTTCCGTCGCGCCGGGCGGACGCTCGGCGTCTACTACGCGGCCGAGGAGCCCCGCACGGCCGTCGCCGAAATGGCCTTCTACCGGCTTCTCTTCTTCGCCGAGTCGCCGGGCACGCCCTGGCCGTCCGATCCCGGCGAGTACACCGCCTTCGCCGCCGCGGTCGCGAGTGAGCGCTGCATCGACCTCACGACGTCTCCGTTCGCGGCAGATAGGGCGCGCTGGACGCACCTGACCGATTACCGAGAGACGCAGGACCTCGCGGAAGCCGCGCGCGCGGCGTCAATCGAGATGATCCGTTACGAGTCGGTGCGCGATCCGCATGCCGGCGCGAACCTCGCGCTCCTCACCTGCGTGGCGTTCGCCGAGCCCCGACCCGTCGAGCGGCAGACCTGGCGCATCCGCTTGAGCGCATCTGGTGTTCAAGCCATCTGCGAGTTCCCCGAGATGCGGATCGGCTTCGACCGAAACGCCTTCGCTGCCGATCCCCGGATTGCAGCCTTCGACTGGGACCGCTAGCCGGTCCGGGTCATCAGTTGCTAGAGAAAATCCGGACCGCAAGCCCGGGGCGCTTATTGACGGGGAGGATCGACGCCTCGGTCTTGACATCAATGGCGCTGCCGTCGAGGCGGGCGATCTGCCGGGCATACATCGGCAGGCCGACCGTGTTGACGGTCTCGATGAGGTTCGCGGGCGCGCCGTAGGTCACGAAGGTGTCGAGCGTGCCGAGCGGGAACGCGAGCCCCTCGTTCGCCGGCAGCAGCGTCTCGGTTGCGCCGGTGGAAAGCGTGACCGTGGCGTTGTATTCCTCGAACACGATGCCGGCGAAGGGAAAGCGCCGACGCGTGTCCTCCCGCAGCGGCTGCGCGCCCGTCGAGGAATAGTACTTGTAGGCCTCCTCGACCTTGGCATGCCCGATGAGCTTGTCGAAGAAGCCCGGCGAGACGAGCGCGAGGACGCTCGTCATGGTCTCGCCCTTCAGCTCGCCTTCCACCTTGCGCAGGACCTCTCGGACCTTCGCCTGCACGTTCGTCGTCGCCGTGCCGAGCAGGAAGTCGACCGACTGCTGCGCCAGCCCAAACTCGCTGAAGTAGTCATAGAGCGTGATGCCGGCGCCGTCCTTGACGATGCCGCGCAGCGCGTTGACCTCCATGTACTCGCGGGTCTGCGCATGCTTCGCCCGGATCTTGGTGAGCTTGCGCTCCATGATGGTGGCGAGCGGGTCGGCGGCGTCCGACAGGCCGAAGCCGCGCACGCCCTGAACGTCCTGCGGCGTGATCGAGTCGTCGTGCGGGATCCAGGGGATAGTGAATGAGCGCATCGAGCGCGCGTCTCGGTTCGCGACCGTGGGCGGCCCGCCGAGCGGGACCGTGGGCAGGAGGTTCAGCACGCCCTCCATCTGCTCGATGATGACGCTGCGCTGCGTCACGCCCTCGAAGCGGAACAGGCCCATCTGGCCGAGGCGCGTGTAAATGTTCGGGAGGAGGTTGATGGCCTCCGTCATCTCGGCGAGCGAGTATCCGCCCGCGTCGAACGGGTTCGTGATCACGGGCATCGTGAGGCTCCGAGGGATTTAGGGACGGGTGTTCGTCAGACGGTGGTGCGGACGACGAGGCCCGCCGCGGCGAGCTGCTCTTCCTTGGCGGCCCGCTCGGACGCCGTGTCGACCGATGCGTCGAAGCGAAGCCCGGCGCGCGACAGGAGGACGGGACCGCGCGCGACGACGACTCCGGGCTTGTCGGCCGCGGTCGCGTCGACGGCCTCGACCAGCACGGCGACCGCAGTCTCCGCGCCTTCCGCTCCGGCGACCACGGCAGCCGGCGAGAGGCGATGCTTGCCGGAGGCGGTGATCTTCCCGAGCACGGCGCCGAGCGGATAGCTCGTGCCGGCGAGCAGCGTGATCACCTCGCGGGTGTAGGCTGGGTAGACCTCCCACTTGACGAGATCGCCGAGGGTCGGACCCTTGGTGAGAACAGCCATGCGCGCCTCCCTCAGCTACGGGCCGCCGCGCGCTCGCGGGCGCGCTTGACGATCGGGCTCTCGGCCGTCGGCTTTCCCGGCGCGGGGGCGGCCGCGATGACATCCGCCGCGGCGCTGCGCTCCGCGAGCGTGTCGAGCACGGTGCGTCGGAGGGCGTCGGGCTTGATGCCCTTGCGCATGGCGTCAGCCGCGTCGACCGACACGCCAAGCCGCGCGCCTTGCGCCGCCACATCCGCGATCTCCGCGTATTCGGCCCGATAGCGCTCGGCGGGATCGTGCGCCGGAGGCAACGGCGGTGGCGCCGGATCGCCCGCTGGCGTTGGTGGGGTTGGCGTTTGCGGCGGAGTGCCGGGCTTCGGCTCGACCGGTTCAGAGACCGGTGTCTGCGGGACTGGGTCGGTCTGGCCCGGTCCCTTCTCTTTGGGTTGCTTGTCTTCTGCCATGGCGAAACTCCTCCTAAGGATTGGTGCGACGAGGGTGGTTAGGGCGGGTTGGGAGCGGTCGAGATCGGCGACGACGTCGCCGACGACGCTCTCAAGCGTGCCGACGCCGTCGGCGAGTCCCGCGGCGACGGCGAGCTCGCCGCGGTAGATCGCGGCCTCGGTCGAGCGGATCGCTTCCGGCGTCGTCCCGCGGTTCGCGGCGACGATCGCGCAGAGTTCGGCATGGAGGCGATCGACGTCGGCCTGGATGGCGGCGCGGGCGCGGTCCGAGAGAGGCTGGTGCTCGTTGCCGTCCACCTTGCGGTCGCCCGCGAACACGTAGGTCCAGGCGAGCCCGGCCTGCTTGTCGGCGCCGCTCTCGTCGACGTGCACGGCGACAACGCCGATCGAGCCGACCTCCGCCGTCCGCGTAACGATCAGCCGATCGGCGGCGGATGCGACGGCATAGGCCGCCGAGAGCGCGGCCTCGTTCGCGACCGCATGGAGCGGCTTGTCGTAGCGTTCCTTCAGATCGCGGAGCGTTCCTACCGCGTCGAAGAGGCCGGCGACTTCGCCGCCCGGCGAGTCCACCTCGAGCACGACGGCGCGGACATCCTGATCGGCAAAAGCCTGGGCGACGGCGCCAACCAGGTCGCCATATGCGATCGCACCGAACAGGGCCGACAGCCAGTCGTTCCGGGCGACCAGCGGCCCGAGCACCGGCACGACCGCAATGCCGCCGTCGACGACAGCATAGGGCGCCGCCTCCTGACGCGGCTCCGGCCACGCCTCGTCCGCGGGGAACGCGAGCAGGGCCGCGAGACGGTCGCGCGCGAACGCGAGCGGCCGACCGGCGAGCCTCGCGGCCGCCGGTGCGCTGATCATCGGCATGGCGGGGTCTCAGGTTACGGGGGTCGCGTCCGTCGGGGGAGGAGACGCGTCCTCCCCGGAGGTGTCGTCCTGCGGCGCAGGATCGGCCGAGGCGCTCGACTGGATGAACGATAGGCCGAGCCGGCGCTCACGCGCCTGGTCGGCGGCAATCTCGGCATCCACCTGCTCGGCGTCGTAGCCACGCTCGGCGAGCGCCTGCGTGCGGCTTTTCAGCCCGGCCGCGATCTGTTCGACCTCGGCCTTGGTGTCCTTGGCGGGATCGACCCAGTCCCACTTCGGGGGCAACCAGGCGCAGGCGAGGACCTCGCGCCGGCGGCGCTCGTAGCGCGGCACCTCGAGGGCGCCGGACACGACCGCCGTGTCGACGAAGCGCGCCCAGACGCGGCGGCAGAACTGGAATACCATCACGGCGTGCTGGTAGGCCTCGACACGGCGCCGGAACTCGAGAAGCGCGAGCCGCGCGTTCGAGTAGTTCGCGCGGATCATGTCGTTGGACAGATAGGCGTAAGGCACGCCGAGCGCGGCCGAGACCTGCAGCAGGGTCCGATACTGGAACGGCTCGTAGGTCGCGCCGACGTCGGCCGGGGCCGAGGTCTGGATCTCCTCGCCCGGCTCCAGCATCACGACTTGCCCAGGCTGCAGGTCCATCGTGCGCTCCTCGGCCTCGTCCTTGCCCTCGCTGGCATCGAACGGCTCGCCGGGAGCTGGGGTCGTGATGAAGAGCGCGTGCATCGCCGTGACCTTTTTCCGGTCGAGCTCGGCGTCGTCATACTGGTCGAGGAGGAACAGCTTCACGATCGCGGGCGCGAAGCGCGAGATCCCGCGAAGCTGTCCCGCATCGACCGGATCGACGAGGTGCACGACCTCGCTCGCCGGCACACGGACGACCTCGCCCGAGACGTCCGGATCGGTCGTGTCGCCTGGATGCCGGCGCAGGAAGTGGTAGGCGACGCGCCGCCCGATGCCGTCGAACTCGATCCCCTGTCTCACGACGTTGCCATTGGCGAGCCGCTCCGAGCGCGTCGAGGGCAGCATCTCGGAAGGGATCATCTGCAGCTGTAGCGGCACCACCAGCCCGTCCTCTGACCGGCGCGGGCGGAAGCGGAAGAACACCTCGCCGGCGATGAACACCTCGCGTGCTGCGCGCCGCTGCAGGCCGTAAAGGTCGGTGAAGCCTTCCGAGTCTGCCTCGTCGGTCCAGTCGAGCCAGAGGCGCTGCAGCGCTGCCTTCAGCTTCGCATCCTGCACCAGCGAGGACGGCTTGATGCCGGCGCCGACGACGTTGCCGGCCCAGCTCTCGATGGCGTTGGCGGCATAGCCGTTGTTGCGCACGAGGAAGCGCGCCCGGGCCGTGATGTCCGGGCCCGCCGCGGCGATCAGCGTGTTGAGGTGCGCACGGCTCGGCTGGAAGCCGCGCAGGCGACGGTTGGCGTAGCCCGCCTCGAAGCCGCCCACCATCGCGCCCACGCGGCGGCGCAGGCGCTGCAGCGTTGCAAGCATCGATCACAGGCCCTTGCTCGACGAGGTCAGGATCCGGCGGCGGCGGACGGGCTCAGCGGAACGCTCGATGCGGCGTTCAATATCGGCGATGGCGGCCGCCATTTCGGCATCGGTGGCGTAGGTGACGCGGCGGCCCTCGACCTCTACCGTGCGCACGCCGCGCCAGCGGGCGGCAAGCAGCGCGTCGCGCTGCGCGATCATCTGATCAGGCGTCATGACGGCCGCCTCAGGTCAGATACGTGGATCGGAAGACCCGCCGTCCGGAGCGCGGCGCCGTGCGCACGCGCCCCGCCGATGCAGACTGCTGCTCTGTGCGGGCCGATGTTTCCTGTTCGGACGGACGGTCATCATCGGTCGCGAGTTGCGCCTCGAGGTCGCGCCACCGCGCTTCACCCCAGCGATCGGCGCCGACGATCCAGGCCGCGGCCCGGGCATAGACCCGGCAGTCCAGAACCTCGTTGCGCTCGCGGATCTTCTGCCACTCGAGCCGCTGGAATCCGCGGCGCGTCTTCACGCTGACGAGCTGCTCGGCGGTGAGCTGACGGAGCCACTCCGCCTCGGTCCCGCGCGGCAGATGCACATAGCCCGGCGGATCGGTCGCGCCCTCGGCGATCTCCTCGTCCGTCGGCCGCGCGAGGCGCAGGAAGCGATAGGTCTCGCTCTTGAAGGTCGCGACCGCGACGGTCCAGAGCCGTGCGCCGCGGCGGAGCTTCTTGCCGCCCTCCGTGAGGTCGACATAGCTCGGCCCCACCACGGGCGCTGCGCGATGGAAGCCCTCGACCCCCTTGAGGGGCGCGACCTGCGCGTACCCCGCCTTGCGCGACCACGCGTAGACCGCAGGGGCTTCGTAGCCGGTGTCGATGCCGAGCTTCGCGAGGCCGAGCCGCGCTCCGCTCGCATGCGGCCAGGTCTGGCCGAGCAGGGCCGTGAGCCGTTCCCAGGCCTCCGCGCTCTCCGGTCCCCCATCAATGACGATGTGGTCGACGAGCCAGCTCGTGAGCCCGCGTCCCCAGGCCCAGACCGAGACCTCGATCCGGTCCTTCTGCACGTCAGCGCCGGCCGTCAGAAATAGCGCGCCGAGCGAGACGGTGCCAAGCGAGAACTCCTCCCGCCGCTCGTAAAGGCGCTGCCAGTCCGGCGCGTCGCCCCGCTCGGTCCAGGTCTCGCCGAGCTCCGTGTTGCGGAACGACTTGAGCGCAGCGTCCGAGCCTTGCGCCGTCTCCCAGGCGGCGGCGATCTCGGCCCAGGAGCGCCAGCCGAGCGGCGAGTAGAGCGACGAGAGGTGGAAGCCTGCCGTTCTCGGATCGGCCGGTCCCGTCGCGGTCGCCCGCCACTCGCCGGCGGCCAGCATGCGCGTCTTGTGATGTTCCTGGATCTCCCTTTCGCAATCGGCGCAGTGATACGCCGCAGCCTCAGGCCTACCTTTCGGCCAGCGCAGACGATCGAACTTGAGCCACTGCATCCCCTCGCAGCGCGGGCACGGCACGAAGAACCGCCGCTGGTCCGAAAGGCCGTACTCGCGCTCGATGCGCGACAGGCCGGCAATAGTTGGGGTCGAGATGACGAGAATCTTGCGCCGCGCGAAGGTGCGCGTGCGCGCCTCCGCGAGCGCGATCGGGTCGCCTTCGCCATCGACGTCCCCTGGATAGCCATCGACCTCGTCGAGGAAGAGATAGCGCACCGGCATGGAGCGGAGCCCCACGGCCGAGTTGGCGCCGGTCATCACGAGCACGCCGCCCCGAAATTCCTTCGCCAGGACCGTGTTGCCGCTGTCGCGTGCGCGGGATGGCGCGATGCGCTCGCGTAAGGCTGGGCTCTCCTCGATCAGCGGATCGATCCGCTGGCGCGAGTTGCGCTTGGCCATCTCCACCGTCGGGAGCACCGCGAGCATCGGCCCCGGGGCGTGATGGACGACGTAGCCGATCCAGTTGTTGCCGGCTTCGGTATTGTGGGTCGGGATCAGTCCACGGCCGCAGAGATAGAGATGGCTCGGCGAGTCGACCGCAATGCAGCGAACGGGGCGGCTCGCGACCGGGGTGATCGCGACAATCCGCCGGCGCCGGCTGCGCGACGGCCGCCCCCCTTCGATCGACCGCATCCGGGCGACCTTGCGGGAGAGCCGGAACATCGGCTCCTCGCGATAGGCCGTCCATGACACCCGCCAATAGGCAAGGCACTCGTGCTCCCGACCGCCGACCGCGCGCCGGCGCGCCTCGGTGCGGTAGACGGCTGGCTTGTAGCCAAGGCCGCGGAGCAGCTCGATGAGGCCGCCGCCCAACCGCTCGTCGGTGTTCGAGAACTCGCAGCGCTTGCCATCGGGCGTGATGGTTCCATCCGAGTCCATGAGCCCGCGCACGAGTTCGAGCCGCTGCTCTCGGCTGGCGCGCAAATACGGGGCTGGTATGTGCTTGTTGTCCAGAACATCGAGCTGCCGCAGCCTCGTCGTGAAGCGCGAGCGGTGCTGGACGCTCGCCGGCAGTCCGGCATCGTCAATGGTCCTGAAGGTCGGGTCGATGACCACGTTGGCACATTTGCCCTTGCGCCAGCGCGGCAGCCTGAACTCCGCCTCGACGCCGCAGGCGCGCAGATGCTCGATGACCTCGCCGTCATCCTCGTGCACGCTGATGTGGTTCATCACCGACGAGCCGTCGCCAAGCCACAGCCCGAGCACGTATGGGTGAATCACCAGGTCCTGCTCGGGCAGATCCAACGCCTCGCAGCAATCAACTGCGAACCGGTAGCGCTTGCTTCGGCCGATCCGCACGCGACCGAGCATCTCGTCAGTGCGCAGCACCTTTGCCTTCGGGTTCTCGTTGTCGGTGAAATCCCAGACCGGCCAGCGATGGCTCGCATCACAGACAATGGTCTCACTATCGTCGAAGGCGATTTCATAACAGGGCTGCCCGATCATCACCGGCGAGACACCGGTTACGTGACAGGTCCGGCCGCGCTGGTCGAATACCGTGTCGCCGACGAGGAGGCTGCCCATCGTTTTCCAGCCGGCGGCGGTCGGGATCGGGGTGTCGAGGGCGAGCGGCGCCCCGACCTGCGCCCCCTTCATCACCACGACGCGCTCGACCGGCGAGCCCGCCGAGAGACAGTCCATGATCTCCTTCAGGTACGGCGTGCGGCTCGTGCGCCACGGGCCAGGCTCGGAGGAGGCGCGCGGCGACAGGCGCCTGTGCGTATCCGCCCATTCCGAGACGGTGAGGCGCGGGTCGGGCCTGAGGCCCTGGTCGAACGCCTCCGAGTAGAGCGCGACAGCGGAGGTCACGGCTCATCACGGTCGGCTCGACAACGCTGGCGGTCGGCTTCGTCAAGTCGCGCGATCTGGACGCGTACGTGCTCCTTCAGGTCGGTCATCGTCGCCTTGATCACGGCGACGTCGCTCTTCATCTCCGCCACGATGCGACGTCCGGCGATGTCGTTGTCGACCTTCCCTTCGATGGCGTTGAGACGCGCCTCGATGCGGGAGTGCGTCGAGGCCGCCCAGGCGACAAGCTTGACAATCGCAGCCACCATCGCGGCGGCATGTGCGCCGATCGCGACCAGAAGCGCCCATTCGGCTGAGGTCATGACGGGGACTCCCGGGCTGCCGCAAAGAGCATCGGCGCGGCGCGAATAAAGAATTGGAATCGTTGCAGAATTCGCTTCACTTCCCGCCCGGAAAGAGCGTGTATGCGGTCACCGAAACGGAGACCGGCGATGAGCAAAACGAAACCGATGCAGCGGACCTGGATGGTGCAGGTGATCTATGCGGACGGCACCTTCGAGGATCGGAGCGTGGAGGCCGCAACCGCCGCCGACGCCATCGAGATGATCAAGGCCGATACACCGCCGCGGCTGCGCCGCTGGGCCCGGTTCATCGCCTGAGGGAGGAACGAGACCATGACGAGCTCAACGATTCTGCCGACCGCGAACGAAGCCTGGGGCTTCTATGGCAGCATCCGGCACAACGCGGATCCGGCTGAGGCCTGGCGACTCGCATCCCTCAGCATCGCGGCCGAGACGGGCGCGTCCGAGGAAGCGGTCCGGGCTTTCCTCGACAGCCGCTATGGCCGGCATTTCGCCGACGACGTCGCCAACGCGCTCTTCGGCGGGCTCAACCTGACGGCCGCCATCGACAGCGCCATCGAGCGCTGGATGGAGTGGCGGATCAGCCGCAGCATCGAGCACGAGCTCGGGATCCCGCGCGGGCTGCCCTACCTGACCGGCTTCGTGTTCATGCACCAGGCTCTGCTCGAGGCCGAGGTCGACTAAGCAATTAGCATCAAACTGCACGGTCCGGGCCGCGCTCGCGCGGAACCGGACCTCAGCCCCGTGGAAGAGCCCGGAAAAGTCCGGCGCTCGCCAGACGCCCACGGAGGCTCACATGCAACTCACCGACACTCAGCTCGTCGTCCTCTCCGCCGCGCTCGGCCGCGAGGATGGCTCCATCCTGCCGCTCCCAGCAAACCTGAAGGGCGGAGCCGTGGCCAAGGTCTGCTCCGCGCTCCTTGCCAAGGGACTGGCCGAGGAGATCGCTCTGCCTCGCGACGCGGCGCGGACCACGCCCGAGAAGGTCTTCCGCACCGCTGAGGACGAGGAGCCCACCATGCTGCGCATCGCGCCGCTCGCGCGGCAGGCGCTGAACGCCGATGCTGCGGATGCGGTCGCGCCTGCGGAGCCCGCGCCTGCGCCGGAAGCATCCGCTCCGAAGAAAAAGGCAGCGCGCCGGGCCGAAAAGCCGAGCCGCGGCGCGCCGCAGTCTGCCGCGCCCACTCGGGAGGAAGAGGCCGCGGGAGCGGAAGGCGGTGATGACGAGGATAAAGGCTCAGAGGCGAAGCAGCCTCGCGCCGGCACGAAGCTCGACCAGCTCATCGAGTTGCTGCGCCGGCCCGAGGGCGTGTCGATCAAGGAAGCCTCGGCGGCGCTCGACTGGATGGAGCACTCGGTGCGCGGCGCGGTGGCCGGGGCGCTCAAGAAGAAGTACGGCCTGACGATCGCGAGCGAGAAGATCGAGGGTCGCGGCACGGTCTACCGCATCGCCAGCTGATCGGAGCACATCGGCTCGACAGAGCCGCCGAGGCCCGCCTCGGCGGCTCTGCTCCGTCCAGCAATCCTCTCGAACAGCCGTCGCATGATGTACGAGCGGACGATAGACATCACCGTGAGCAGGCCGCCGATCGCGAAGTCGACGGACCAATCCGTCTGGATGCCGAACAGCGGGAACACCGCACGCTGGGTCAGCACCGCAACCACGAATCCGACCGCTACGTTCGCAAGCGCCTCGACGAGCGACATCGCGCGGCTCTGGACGGGGCGCATCACGCCGCTACTTTCGCAGCCGAGACCTCGGCAAAGCACTGCCCGGTGCCGTCGAGCGTCGCTGTCCGGCCCGTGAACTCCTGCCAGCGCTTCACGATGACGTCGCAGAAGGCGGGATCGATCTCGACGAGGCGCGCTTGACGCCCGAGCTTCTCGGCCGCGATCAGCGTCGTTCCCGAGCCGCCAAAGGTGTCGAGCACCACGTCGCGCGACTTTGATGAGTTGCGGATGGCGCGCTCGACGAGTTCGACCGGCTTCATGGTCGGATGCAGGTCGTTGGCGCGCGGCTTCTTCGCGAACCAGACATCGCCCTGGTCACGCGCGCCGCACCAGAAGCGGTCGACGCCCTTCTTCCAGCCATAGAGGATCGGCTCGTACTGGCGCTGATAATCGGAGCGCCCGAGCGTGAACGTGTTCTTGGCCCACACAATGAACGTCGACCAGTGCCCGCCGGCGGCCTCGAACGCGCGCCGCAGGGTGTGCAACTCGGACGAGGACATCGCGACGTAGACCGCGCCTTTGGTGACCGCGAGAATGCCGGTCAGGGCGTCGGTCAGGAAGCGCTCGAACTCGGCCGCGCCGAGATCGTCGTTCTTGATGCGCTTGCGGTTCTCCTTCGTCGAGCCCTTGCCTTCGTAGGCGACCCGGTAAGGTGGATCGACGAACGCCATGTCGGCGAGGACGCCGCCGAGCGCCCGCTCGATGTCGGCGAGGATCGTTGCGTCTCCGCAGAGCAGCCGATGCTGCCCCATGATCCAGAGATCGCCGGGTTTAGTGACCGGCTCGTCCTCGGGTTCCGGGACAGCATCCTCGTCGGTGAGGCCTTCCGCTTCGGCATCGTCGCCGCCGGAGAGCATGCGCTCGATCTCGCCGGCGTCGAAGCCGGTAAGATCGAGATCGAAATCGAGGTCGCGGAGGGTCGCGAACTCTGCCGCAAGAAGCTCTTCGTTCCAGCCCGCCTCAAGAGCGAGCTTATTGTCCGCGATTCGGAAGGCTATCTTCTGTGCTTCGTTCAGATGCGCCAAGACGATGACTGGAGCGGTATCGAGGCCGAGCGACTTCGCCGCCATGACGCGGCCGTGTCCGGCGATGATCTCGCCTGCCTCGTCGACCAGCACCGGGTTCACGAAGCCGAACTCCGCGATCGAGGCGGCGATCTGCGCGACCTGCTCGTCCGAATGTGTACGCGCGTTCCGGGCATAAGGCGCGAGGCGCGCGAGCGGCCAGGTCTCGACAGCAAGCGCGGTCATCGCGCGCCCTCGCGCTTGCGGCAGAGCGCGTCCCAGGCGGCGTTATGCTCTTTCGCCGCCCTGATGGTCGCGTCGGTGTCCCGGCGCGACCAGCGGATCGGCTCGAACGCCGTGCAGGACACGTCAGTCCTCCCGCCGATAGCCGTCATCGTCGCGCAGCCGCTGAGGGTCGCTGTCGCGATCGCGAGCAGCGCGACGCGCAGCCAGAGCCTGATCGATCCGGTCATGGGCGGCCTTGAGGGATGCAGCGATCTCGATCGCCTGGCCCGCTTCGATCAGCTGCCGGCCGCGCACGTGCTCGAAGACGGCGAGCGCGAGCGCGACGAGCGCGCGGACGAGGCCGAGCCAAGGCACGCGTCAGCCGATGCGCTTCGTCGCCGCGATGCGGCCCCAGAGTGCGATAAGGCCGCCGATCGCTGAGACGACGAGGGAGCCGGTCTCGATGAGCTCAGCCTGCTGCTCGGGCGTGATCGCGTAGCCGAGCAGACCGGCAAGCGCCGCGAGCAGAGCGATCAAGCCGCCCCAGATAGTCTTGGAAGCCCAGATGGATTTGGTGTCGGTCAGCATGAGGATGCTCCGTTGGTGCAAGAGGAGGTGTGTTGGGTCGGGTGTCAGGCGGCTTTCGTGTCGCCGGCGGCCGCGCCGCGCACGAGGCGGACGGGGCCGAGTCCCGCTGGCACGGGCACGTCCTTCGGCCAGCGGTACGAGACGATGCGGCCGCCCTCGCGGATGAGGCGGCTCTTCGGGAACCAGCCGCGCGAGACCGAGTCGTTCTGGTTGGCCCCGAGGAGGCGGACGTGGGTCGCGTCCTCGCCCTCGTAGATCCCGACATGGCCCTGCCAGGGAATAGGCGGCCGCGCGATCACGACGATGCAGCCGGGCACGGGACCGTCGAGGCGGATGCCCCAGTCCAGGAACGAGCGGGCGTTCGGGCGCGAGGTGCCCGGGACGCCGGCGCGCGCGAGCCAGCCGTTGAGGCCGATCGCGCACCAGGGCGTGGTCTCATCCTTGACGTAGCCGAAGCCGCCGTCGCCGAAGAGCTTGAGGATGCGCTTGTTGTTGGCGGGCCCGGGCACCTCCCTGATGCCGAGGTCCTTCACCGCCTCGCGGTGCCACGCGGGCCAGTCCATGGTGTTCTCCAGGGTTGGGAAATGAGCGGCCCTCGTCGGGCCGTGCGGCTGGCCGAGGCCGGAGCCGCGAAGAACGATCAGGTCGGTCCGGCGAGGTCTTCGAGCGCCTGGCGCACCTCGCGGTCGATCAGGTCGAAGCAGACGCGCTCGTCACTTTCCGCTGCGACGAGCGGCGCCAGGCGCGATGCGATGTTGATGAGCGCGTCGCGGACGATCCGCGCCTTGTTGAACGCCGCAACCTTGACCTCGTCCGCGTCGACGAACTTGCCGGCCTCGACCTTCGCCTTCAGCTCGAGGAGCTTGCCCTTTTCGACCTCGGTCTTGGTCCGCGCCCTGAGGAGCAGGGTCGGCAGGTCCGACCCGCTAGGCAGGTTGGTGATACCGCTGCCCGCCCCGGGTGCCCCGGACGCCGGCCGGAAAGCCGAAGCAGGGGTCGAGCGATCGTTCGATGAAGCTGAAGCCGGAAGGGTCCGCTTGGCGCTACGCGCCGGCTCACGGCTCGCCGCCAGGATGCGATCCGCCTCATCGGGATCGATACGGCCTTCCGCATCGACCGGAAGCTTGCCCTCCCGGACGAGCCGGCTGACGTAAGAACCGGAGACGCCGATGCGTTGCGCGTACTGTCGAGCCGAGAGCCGGGGCATCGTCGGCCCCCGTGAACCTGAGGTCCGTGTGAACTTCGAGCCGGGACGGCGTGAACCAGAGCCGTGGTTCACATGGTTCGCTGTTCACACCCGGCACGGCCGCAAGCGCTTGCTGGCGGCGAAAGCGGACGCAAGCGGGATGATGTGAACCTGCCGGGTGTGAACCAAGCTGCGCGGCCTGTCGGTAGCGAAGTCCCGCGCCTTTGCCGCCCGCTTACGATATCGGCCCGGGAGGACCCGCGAGGCTCGGGCATTGCCTTCGCCTCGCTAGGTCCATCTCGCATCTCCCGGCCATGAAGAGACGCTACATCTTGCGAGGGACGTGGACAATTCCGCACGATCACTCGCAGCTTCCTTTGTTTTCGCTCGATGCATTTTTTTCGGCACGGTCATCGCCGATCACGTCCACGGCCGTAGCCGTAATGCTTCGCGAGCACGCCGAGTGCGGCCACCAGCATCCCTTGCGCCTGCTCATGCTTCACCGACCGTCCACCCCAGCCTTTGCGGAGCGCCCACTCACGGATCGAGCACTGCAGCCCGACGATGTGCCAGACGCATGAGCCCGCCGGCGAGCTGATCCCGCCGAGTGCATCCATGGCGCGGCCGACCCGCTCGCGCGCCCCAACCTGCGCGTCGCTGAGATCGCCGCTGCCCCGGGTACCGGGCGGCTGTACCAGCACGAGCGAGGCGGACGGCATGCGGTCGAGCGAGGCGATCGTGAAGGCGGCCTGGAAGTCGCGAGCGGCGTCATGCATCTCGGGCGTGATCGTGCCGGCTTCGCGCATGCGACCGAGCGTGTCGACAACGCGGTGATGCACCACGCGCAGGCCGTCTGGATCGTTCTCGGTCACCTCTCGCGTCATGAGCGGGCGAGGCGGCGAGGGCTTGCGCTGCTTCGGAGTCTTCTTCTTGCGGGCGCTCATCGTGCGGTGTCCTTTCGGCCGTAGAGCTTGTCGCCGAGCGCACGAACGAGGGCGCGCTCATCCCAGCCCAGGCGCGGGTCGTCGACGGCGATCACGAGGAGTCCGTGATCCCGCCAGCCGTTGCGCTTGATGGCTTCGGCTTCGATGGTGGTCGGGACAGTTCGTCCGAGCGCACAGCGGGGCGGCATCGGACCGTGCGGGAGAGGACGCGCCATCACCGCGCGCCTCCAGCCCTGTGAGCGAGCGCCCAGCGCAACAGCGCGATCGCGTCCGCCTCGTTGTCGTCGGCCGGGTCGAAGCCCATCCGGCGGACGGCGGCGATGACCTCGTCTTTTCCCGCATTGCCCTTCCCAGTCGCGAAGCGCTTGATCGTGCCCACGGGCACGCCCTCGTAAGGCACCTGTCGGAATTCGGCCCAGCTTGCGAGGTGCGCGAGGAAGCCGCCGAAGATGTGTGCCGCGAGCGTGCCGCGATGAGCACGCACCTCTTCGAAGAACACGGCCCCGATCGGGCCGGCGGTCTCGTTAAGCTCGCTGAGCCAATGGTTGAAACGGAGGAAGGCCATGCCTCCGCCTTCAAAGCGGTTCGGGCGGAACTGCTGCACGCCGCTGGTGATGGCGCCGTCGCGGCCATGGAGGGCCCAGCCTGTCGTGGAGCCGAGGTCGAGGGCAAGGAGGACGTCCGGACTTGCCGTGACAACGACGAGCTGAGGACGAGCAGGGGTGTTCGCGGCGCCAAGGGCGCGCGTTGCTGTGGCGATCATGATGATGTCCTGAAGGTCGGTGGATCGAAGGCGCGCGGTCTCAGCCGCGCGGACGGTTCATCCAGCCGGGATCAGGGAGGCGGACGGGCTCGGCGGAGCGAGTAGCCAGAGTAGCCAGTCGGATTCTCGCACTGGCTGCGGCTAAGTGCCTGAGAACAAAGGCGAGTAGCCAGACTAGCCACACTAGCCAGCTCTCTAGAAGAGATTCTACGCGCGACCCTTTCTCTCCCCGGATGGCCAGGGGAGGAAACACGGATTCCGAGATGTCTTGTTTCGGACTGGCTCCGCTGGCGACTCTGGCTAGTGCTCTGCATCGTCAATGGCTTAGCCGGAGCCACCGCATTTTGCGGGCTGGCGACTCTGGCTACAAGCAGCCCGCTTGCTGGGTGGTCAGTAGCCAGAGTGGCCAGTGTAGCCAGTCGCGGATCCCCGGTTGTGCCGATCTGGAAGAGGACGCCGGTCATCGCGCATCCTCCATGTCGAACTGGTCGGAGCGCCAGGACATGTCGCGGCCGAACTCGCTGCGCTTCAGCGCATAGGCGTCGATCTTGCCGACCTTCGGCACCCAGCGGATCGTGGCGCGCTGGTTGTCATGGCGCCTGACGAGCAGCCCACGATCGATGAGCGCCTTCGCGACCTGCTGGGCTTTCAGCGTCTCGCCGCTCGCTTCCCGGATGCGCTGGACCGGAAGATAGATCGCAGTCTCGTCGTACCAGGCGACCGCCTCGCGGTTGTTGAGCTTGCGGTCGAAGCCGTCCGCGCCGGTGTCGACCGACTTGATCGTGACGTCCCAGCGCTCCGCGATCCAGGCGCGGATGTTGGCGATGGCCTGCTCGTCGGGCGTGAGCGCATCGGCATCGGACGACCGTGTGAAGCGCTCCCAAGCCCAATGCACCACGCCATCGAGATCGAGCGACCAGGGGATCAGGTCGAAGTCCTGCGCGAGGCGACCGGCCACCAGCGGCAGCGCAAGGCACGTCGCGGCCCGAAGCCGCGCGGCATCCGCCTTCTCGCCGGCGATCTTCCGCGCCGCCTCGATCACCAACTCGCGGAGCGCGTCGGGCGCTTCATGCCGCTTGCCTTCGATCAGCTTCGCGACGAAGGCGGGTCCGGCGTGCCCGTGATGTTTTTCAACGCCAGCAATCCCGCGCATAAGGCTGACCGGGACGTTGCGATCGACATCCGTGACGTCGACGTCGACGATGCGCACCGCCATGCCGGCGATCCAGGATGCGCCGTCGGCCCGCACCTTCTCCTCGAGCGAGCACTCGCTAGAGAGGACGGCGTAGGTCGACCAAGCATAGCGCTGCTTCAGGATCGCGCCGGCGGTCAGCCGGGCTTTGCCCTGTCCGCCCGCGATCGCGTAGATCAGCCGAGCAATGGCGCGCCCGTCAGCATGCGCGAGCTCGTCGAGCGCGAGCACCGTGCCGGATGCGCCCTGAGCGAACACCTCGACCGCGTTCTCGGTCGAGCGCATCGACTGCAGGAGCCCGGCGCCGATAGAAGGCGATGTCCATGCCGAGACGGCAAGCCGTTGAGCGGTGGTCTTGCCGCTCGAGGAGAGCCCCGAGAGGTTGATGCCGCAGCTGTCGAGTCGGGCGAGCGATTGCACCGCGCCGGCGAAGCCGCAGAGCACACCGAGCAGGAAGTGCGGGCAGCCCTTTGCCTCCGCGGCCGCGGCGACCGCGGCCTTCCAGCCGTCGAGCGTCCCTTTGGCGACTTGGCCGAAGCGTGCTGCCGTCGCGAGTTCGAGCCGGGCTTCGCCATCGCTGATCGCCGTGCCGCCGGGCGTCACGAACAGCGGATGGTCGCGGCCCTCGACCCGATGCCACCCCGGACGTGAGACCACCAGGATCTCGTCGGCGGGATCGGCGGCCTTGAGGATCTGCACCGCGAGGCTGTCGCCGTCGCTTTCGGTGCGCAGCCCTGCCGCGAACAGAGCGCCTTTGATCTCGCTCGCGCCGACGCGGGCGAGCGAAGCGCGGTCGAAGTCGACGGCGCGCACCCGCGCGTCCATCGCCTCGACATGGACGCGAAGCCCGAAGGCCTCGTCGTGGTCCATGTAGCGGAGCCGCGCCACCGGTCCGAAGGGCGTCGCCACCGCTTCCCAGCGGTCCTGGCCGCGCTTGTCCTTGCCGGCATGCTTATAGAGCCGCACCGAGCGGTCGCTCGCCTCGCGATAATCGAGCAGGAGGTTTTCGAGCCGGGGGAGCGGGTAGAGCTTCCTGGTTTCCTCGATAGTGCGGCGTTCCGGCGCCGAGTCGTCCACGATCGCGGCGCCGAGCACGGGTGAGGCCGGCACGAATTCGGTGGCCGCGGCGAGCATCACGCGCACCGCATCTGCGCCGTCCGTCGCCAGCACGTCCGCGAAATCGGTATCGACGGCGGGCGGCAGCACGATCCAAACGCGCCTGCCTTCGCCGACGAGCCGCTCGGCCAGGCGCTCAGCGGCCTTCAGCCCCGCGCCGTTCGCATCATGATCGGCGGCGATGACCACCTCCGTGATGCCCGGCGGCAGCCTGCATTCGGCGAGATGTCCGGCGGCGATCGCCGCCCAGACCGGCAGGTCCGGCCGAGCCGTACGTACAGCGAGCGCCGTCTCGATCCCCTCCGTCAGGACGAGGAACGTGCTCGCCGGGAACAGCCGGACCGCACCGCCGCGGATTGAACCAAGCGACTTCTTGGGATTCCCGAGCGCTGCTTTCGTCGGCGCTGCTGGATCGAGCCAGATCCGATGCACCCCGATCGGCTCGCCGGCCGGATCCCGCACGATGCCGACGAGGGCCGGATAGCCGGCGCGCGTCTGGAAGTGCGTGAGATCGGGATGGAAGAGAAGATCCTCCGCGCCGCTCGGATCGAGACCGCGCCCGCGCAGATACGCTTCACCGTGCGTGCCCGTGAGCGGCGCCGCGCGAGAGAGGATGAAGGCGATCTCGCGCTCGCTTGCCTCCGGGGTGGCCCGGAACGGCTCGGCGCGCTCGCTGGGGCCGGTCGAGCGCCGCGCAGGCGGGCCGTCGAGCGTGAGGCCGGCGAGCTCGGCCGCAAAGGCGATCAGTGCCTGGCCTTCAAGGCCGGTCGCTTCCGCGATGGTGGACAGCGGACCGCCGCCGACATTGCCGTCGAACTCGAACCAGTCTCCCGCATGCGGACCCTTGAGATGGATGATGCAGGAGCCGGTCTTGCGCGGGGCGTCGCCGCGGATGTTGGCGAGCCGGAGCACCCCGTCGACGATCCGCCCATTCGGGAAGAGCCGCGGCGCCCAGCGATACGCCGTGCGCCGCAGGGCGTCGCTGAGTTCGTCGAGGTCGACGCGGATCGGTGCGATCAGCTGCGGCCCCGCCGTGTTCAGATCGATCGATGCAGGACTGCCGGTCATTGCAGGGACTCCGTCGGGATCACGCCGGTGAAGCAGCTCTTGTCGCGACGGATCGCGATGAAGCCGAAGCCGGGTCCTCGATGCTTCTTGTCGCGAGCAATCCAGAGGTCGGTCGCGGCGTCGTAGACGACCTCGCCGGGCCCGAAGACCCGGGCCAGGAAAGTGTCCATCGGCATCGCCGCGAGCCGCCGCTCGAGCGCCGCCACTTGGCTCACGGACACACCGCATTCGCGGGCGAGCTTGTCTCTGTTCTTCATCGTGAGGACCTCAATCGAGCAGGACGAGGCCGCGCTCGGCGCGGGTGATGGCGGTGTAGAGCCAGCGTGCTCGGTCCTCGGCCGTGCGCCCGAGCCCGTCGTCGTAGATCACGATGTTGGGCCAGCTCGACCCCTGGGACTTGTGGCAGGTGATCGCCCAGCCCCAGACGCATTCGACCGCGGTCCGTTTCTTGTGGTACTCGCGCCGCTCGCGGTCCGGGTCGGGCGCGACATGGTCGAGGAACGGCCCGCGCCAGACGCGGAACCGCTCGCCTTTGGCGTTCGTACCGCCTCCTATCCGCTTGCCGTCCTCGGACGTGATCGAGGCCGTGAAGGCGATCTCGTCGCCATCGTCCTCGATGTCGTCGAGTGATACGAACATCCCGTTCACGAGCCCGACGTCGTTGCGGTTCTTGAGGCAGATAAGCTTCTCGCCGGCGCCGGCCGGAAAGACGTTCTCGAAGCCCGCGGCGCGCTTCATGGCGAGGTTGAGCTGGATGCGCGTGGCGTTGCGCCCGCAGATCACCTGGTCGGCCTTGAGAAGCTGCTCCGGTCCGACATCGGTGCGGCGCATCTTCCAGACGAAGTCGTCATGGTGGCCGTACGGGATCCACTTGCCCTCTCGAGCGAGGGTCGCAAGCCGCAGCACGGCGCTCTCGCCGGCCTGGCGATGCACCTCGGTGAGGAGCACGTCGGGCGTGCGGGTATCGAAGGCGCCTTCGCCCTTCACTGGCGGGAGCTGGCCGGGATCGCCAAGCACCAGCGTCGGCTTGCCGAAGGCGAGGAGGTCGCGCGCCATCTCCTCGCCGACCATCGAGACCTCGTCGAGGACGAGGAGCTTGCAGTCGCGCACCGCCGATTCGGCGTTGAGCACGAAGCGGGGCTTGTGCGCGTCCTTGAGCCTCAGCTCGAGGGAGCGCAGGCGCGCCTCCTCGAACAGCCGCTCGGCGACGCCGAGCCGATGCAGGCCGCCTCGGATCTCCGCGGCTTCCTTCTCGAGCTTCTCGATCTCCTGCGGCGTCGCTTCCGAGACGCGATAGATCAGCGAGTGGATGGTCGAGGCCGGGGTCCCCTTGCGCGTCATCACGAGCGCGGCCTTGCCGGTGAAGGCGGCGTAGAGCATCTCGCCGGGCTTTTCGGTCGATAGGCCTAGCTCCTCGATCGCGTATTTGACGATGGTCGATTTTCCCACCCCCGCGTACCCGAAGACGCGGCAGACCTGCTGCTCCTTGGTGCGGTTCAGGTACCAGTCCTTGATGGTCGCGATGGCCGCGCGCTGCTTGTCCGACAGCGAGATGGTCATGCCACGCCTCCGTCGAGATGGTGGCAGCGCACGCGGTACGGGCAGAAGCGGCAGCAGTGGTGGTCGGGATCGTCGGCGATGCGAGGCAGCAGCTCGCGAGCCTCGACCGAGCGGATCACCGCCACGGCACGGTCCGAGAGCGCCTGCGCGGCCGCCGGATCGAAGGCGATCAGCTCATGGTGGAGTTCGAGCGTATCCTTGTTCACTGCCGTGAACAGGCAGTGCTCCAGCTCCATGTACGCCATGTAGAGCTGGACCTGTGCGTAATAGAGCGGGCGCCAGACTTTGACGCCGTGTTTCACGAAGTCGGTCCAGGATTTCGCGCTCGCTGATTTATGTTCCCAGAGGAGCGGCCAAGGCAGGCCGAGATCGGGGCCGTTGACGATCACACCGTCGATGTGGCCGCGAATGCGCCCGTCGGCCGTTGAGAAGCCGAACTGCTCTCCATTGCGCTTGCGCGTGCGCAGATCGAATCCTGCGGCGCGCAGCCAGCGGATCGACAGGTCTTCGAAGACATGACCGGCCTCGAAGGTCCGAAGCAGCCGGCCGCCCGGTCGAGCGCCATCATCTTCCGGCGTTCCCGCCACCTCGTAGCAGAGGCGGCGGGCGCAGGGCTCGCCAACTCTGGAGGCGCCGAGATAATCCCGGCATCCCGCCGCAGCACGTTCGCCCTCAAGCGCACGGTCGACGAGGCCGTTCACGAACGCAGCCGTCGCCATTCGGGCCGGGACGCCGCCGTACGCATATCCTGAGCCGGAGTTCAGATCGATCATCAATCCAGCCTCCAACTCTTGCCTTTGAGGATGTTCGTGATCGCTCCGGCCGTGACCCCGAACTCGGTGGCAAGGTCACGCTTCGGCCCTGGATCATGCTCCGCCAGCCAGCGGATGGACCGGACGCGATGTCGATCGAGCTTGCGGGTCGGCTGCCGCTCGCCATGGGCGTGTCTGGCCTTCCCCATCATGTCGGCCATGTTGTCTTGGTGCGTGCCGAGGAACAGGTGGGCGGGGTTCACGCAGGCCCGGTTGTCGCAACGGTGCAGGACGTGAAGCCCGTCCGGTATCGCCCCATGTGTCAGCTCGTATGCGAGCCGATGGGCGCTGAGCTTGCGACCGACATACTCGTCGGGACCGGGATCCCCGCTGATCTGGCCGTACCCGTTGCTCTTGAGGCCGCCCGTCCAAAGCCAGCACTCGTCCGGTCCGCGGCGGTCGACCTTGGTCCAAAAGCGGGCCACAAGACCCTTCTTGCGGCGACGGACAACCGCGCGGCCATTGATGGTGGCGATCTCAGGCTGAGAGGATGCAGCGCTCATTGCAGCCTCACCAGGGAAGATCGTCGTTGAGCGCGAGCCGGCCCATCGCTTCGCGGAAGCCGTCGACACAGGCCTCGATGATGCGGTCGATCTCTGCCGCACTGCGCTCCTCGAAGGCGGGCATCAGCCCGAGCTCGTCGATGACCTCGGCGAAGGGCCGCCGGGCCTCCTTGATGGCTTTCGTCTCGGTTTCGGTCTTGTCGATCATGCCGTTCAGCCTCTTGGCGATGGCGGCGCCCGCGTCCTGGCAAAGGCGCGAGCAGAAGGCGTAGGTTGGGTGGCGGTCGGCCCGCAGCCGGTGCGTGTAGAGGAAGCCTCGCGCCTCTCTCCCGCAGATCCGGCAGACCCTCACCCCATGAGCAGCGTCGAGAGCCTCCGCGACCCGGGTTCGTGGGGCGCCCGCGCGATCCGCTCCGACGCCAGCACAATCCAGCGGCTCGTCGCGGCTTCGGCGATGCCCTGCAGCTCCGAGGAGGTCAGGCTTCGGACGGGCCGGTCCAGCCGCACCGAGTTTTCGAGCCATTCGCCAACGGCCCTTGCGCATTCGGCCCTCACGTGATCGGCCCAGACGTCATCGGGATTGCGGCCGCTCTGATCGCGATCGGCCATGGCTCACTCGTTGAGCCAGGCGGGACCCGGGCGCTGCTGAGGCGCCTGGCCCGGCGGTGGCGCGGCAGGCTGACCCTGGCGCCACGCCGGCCCGGGTCCGCCGGTGGCCGTGTTCCCGTTCGTCGGCCCTGTCGCGACCACACGCGGCGGTGAGGCGGCGGGCGCGGGTACCGGGGCGGCCGCCGCCTGACTGCGCCACACGGGGCCCGTGTCGGCCGGGGCCGCGGTCGCGGACTTCGGCGCCCGCCGGGCGGCAGGACGCGGCGGCACGTCCTCGCCGTTCATGACCTTCGCCCATTCGGGCATGTCGGGCGTAACAGCGATGTCGAGGCGGTTCTGCTCGGACTGGCCGTCGCGGCCGGTCTCGACCTTGACCTTCGCGATGAAGACGATGCCGTCGAGCGCCTTGAGCCCGGGGAGCGTGCGCTTGGCCTTCGCCTGCGGGCTCTCGTCCTTCGGGTCTATGCCGTGCGCGCTCTCGATGATGCCGCGGATGGTGCGCTTGGTGATCGACCAGCCGAGCGAGACGCCTTTCTCGTCGACCTTGCCGCCCGACACGGTTAGCGCCTGCCAGAACTTGCGGCGGATGTGCGGGCCCTCGACCACCGTGAACTCGCAGTCGAGCATCAGCACGTCCGAGCCCGGCTGCGACGAGGCTTTGAGAAGGCCAGCATCCAATGACGTGGCGCCGTCGACACCGCCCGGGCGGATCGCGAGCGAGACCTTGGCGAAGGTCCCGTCGGGGATGAGGTCGGAGGAGCGTTGCGGCTCGGCGTCGTTGAGGTCGAACATGGCGCGTGGTCCTTGCGTGCGGTCTGGATTCGGGATGAGTTCGGGAGTCAGGTGCGGCGGGGCGTCGCCGCGCCGTTCACCTTCGCGAGCAGGGCCATAAGGTCCGGCGGCTCGGTCGGATCGAGATGTCCGGAGCGGTCCTTCGCCGGCAGGCCCCACGGATTGCCGGAGCAGCAGACGAGGCGGCGCGTCGACCCGCTCGCGGGGTTATGCCGCCAGGTCTCGCCATCGGGATCAAACAGCGAGAGCGTCATCACCTGGTCGACGATGCCGGGCAGCTCGCGCGCGGCCTTCCCGCCTTCCATCTGCGGCTGGAAGGTCTCGCGGCCGAACTCGTCGACCACCCGCTCCAGGATCCCGACGAAGATCACGGTGCGGCCGGGCGCGTGCTGCAGGTGCTTCAGGAGCGAGATCGTCTCGCGAGCGAGGAGACCGTAGGCGCCGCGGGTGTCTGGCTTACCGGTCCGCTCCGAGAAGGCCTCGGGTCGCGTCTTCGCCCAGGCCATCGCCTGGCGGGTGAGGTCCGTGATCGAGTCGACGAACACGTAGCGCTTCGTCGCGATCATGCTCGCGAGGTCCGGATACTCACCAATCACATGCTGATGGTGCGCGGCCGAGAAGAAGCCCTGCGCATCAGCCGCGGGATCGATGCCGCCGATCAGGCAGGCGATGTCGGCTGCGTCCTGAAACGAGCGCACCGGGATCGAGTCGCCGCCCCAGCCCTGGAGCGACTTCATGCCGGCCTCGAGATCGATGACGACGGTCTCGGCTGGCGGCAGCGAACGAGCGAGCGAGGTCTTGCCGGCTCCCGCCGGTCCGAAGATCGCGACCGTGGTCTTGGCGTTGGCGACGGCGAGCCGCTCGTCGGCGGTGACGATGCGCAGAGCCATCACGCCGCCCTCGCCTGAGTGCGACCAGCATCGGCGGGCATGTTGCGGATGTGCTCGCGCTCGAAGCTCTCGATGTCGGCAAGGCGATAGACGACCCTGCCGCCGAGCTTCAGGTAGACCGGCCCCTGGCGCAGCCAGCGCCAGCGTTCGAGCGTGCGCGGACTGATGCCCCAGCGCCGCGCCAGCGTGATCTGATTGAGGAACTGCTCCGACACTCTTGTTCTCCGGGTCGCGAACGACTGCGAGCCGGAGCTAAGCACTTCCCGGCGCTTTAGACCGTGGGAGGCGGCGCGGGATGCTCTGACGGATGGAGTGGGGGATCGAGCGTGGGATCGGGGTGGGACGGATGGGATGCAGGGTGGGATCACGCCTGCGAAAGCCAGAGTCGTCGGCAAACAGGCTTGGCGTTCGTGATCGCCAACGCGCGCCTCGCGGCGACGCGCTGGCCCCGAAGACGCGCATGCGGTCCGACCAGGGAACCAGGAAATCAGCGCCGCGCGATAGTCCGTTGGTCTGGGCGCGTTCGTCTCGGGGAGATCTCAACCAGCGCTCGCAAGCCGCCATCGGCGGTAGGCTCGGTGGGACAGCCGCGCGGCGGGCCGGTCCGGCAGGTTGAGGCGGTAATAGCCGCGTCCGTCCGAGACGATCAGCGTGCGCCAGTTCGGCTTCGCCTTGAAGAGGTCGACCATGCGCAGCGTCTGCGCGTTCGAGCTGCCAAGGAGCTCCTTGCCGTGCCGCCAGGGATTACCGGTCAGCGCGGCCTCGTGAAGCTGGCGGACGATCGAAGCCTGCAGCGGCCCGAGCCGGAACAGCTCCCCGTTCAGCACCACCTCGGAATAGCCGTTGCGATGGATGAAGCCGGGCTCCGCCGGGGGTTTGGACACCTCACTTGACGCCGAGGCATCGACGGGCTCGCGAGTGCCGAGCCCGTGCGCGGCTTCGAAGCGGTCGCGCTCCGATCGTGTCACGAGCAGATCCGGCAGGGTGACGAGGGTGGGCTCGACGCCCTCGGCGAGATCCACATAGCGATCGGGCGCGCTCGGCTTCAGCCGCGTGATGCGGCCGGCGCCGGTGCGGAACACTGGCCAAAGATCGGACGAGACGACGGGCTGCGGTCCGTACAGGACGGTCTCGCCTTCCGGCAGACGGAACAGGCCGTGCTCGCCCGTCTCAAACACACCGGTCTCGACCCGCAGGCCGACCGTCATGATCGAGATCTGCAAAAGGCCATCGAGCGTGTAGCAGGCAAGATCAGGGATCGATGCGTCCCAGCGCCTGGCGATCTCGTCGAGGTGAAAATAGCTTTTGGGCGGCAATGCCATCGATAGCTCCTGAACAGTCACGTTGAGGCAATCACCGGCCGCTGATGAGGCCATATTTGCGCAGGCGTACCTGGATGAAATCGATCGACACGCCGAAGATCTCGGCGAGGTCGATGGCGAGCGTCTCGATCGCCTCGAAGCCCGTCTTTTGCCCGGCAATGACAGGGAGCTCGTGCCCATGCTCGGGGGCAACCATTGGAATCCCGAGCGCTGCAGCGCGCTTGAACATGTGCCGGTGCAGGAGCGGCCGCGGCGCAAGCAGCGCGCCCATGAACTCGTTGGCGCGCCACTCGCGCCAGTCCGGCACGCCTGGAACAGCCTTCACGGGCGCCGCGCCGGTCGCAAGAGGCTGAAATCGGCGTTCGGGCGCGGGTTCATGGAGCTCAAGCCGGAGCGAGGGCTGGCGCGAGCGCTGAATCCAGGCGGGTGTCTCGAACACGGCGTGGCCGAGCTCGTGCCCGGCCGTGCTGCGCGCGAGGTCCTCGCGTTCATCGATCAACTCGCCATTCAGCGAGATCAGCGCCGCGGAGGGCCAGCTCTCGTCATGCTCCACGACGCCCAGCGCGGGGTTGCCGGCGTGGTCCGTGATCGCACGGCCGAGCTCCCAGTGCGTCTCGAAGGCGAGCCCGTTCACCTGCAGGCGGCGCGAGCGCGCGATCAGGCGCGAAAGATCAAGCTTCGGCTTCTGCGCAGCGCCGACGATCTGGCGCCGGGCCGCCTCGCCGAGCACCCAGATCTCGGGAGCGCGCAGCCGGCGCGGCTCAAAGGAGGGCCGGAAATGCGGATAGTTGAGCACGAGCATCATGAAGCCTCTTTCGGCTAGGCTCAGCGGGCGAAGCGGCGGTAGAACGCGACGACCTCCGTCGCCCGCCCCTGGAGATCGGGTGGCAGACGGCGCGCTGCGGCGAAGGCTTCGTCGGACGGGATGTCGAGGACCTCGGCGATCCGCTGGATCAGCTCGTCCCTTGGCGGGTTTTCGCGGTCCCGCTCGATCCTGGAGAGGTAAGGGACGGAGAGCTCGACCTCGGCGGCGACGTCGAGGAGGGTGAGGCCGCGCGCGAGGCGGCGTTCGCGGATGAAGGCGCCAAAGCTCATCGGGTCCTCCGGCTGTTTGCGCGCTCACGCAAACCGGCAAACCGAGGGCGTCTCCGGACGCGGCCAGGGCCGCCCGGCTCGGACCCGCCGATGCGTGATGTTCCTATTATGTTCTCATCGCGCGGAGAGTCGAGTCGATTCTGATTCGTGCTCTTGCGGCGGCGCGCCGGCTGTGGACAGCGGGGCTCGGCTCCCGGATCGGCTGTGGCTTGCGCACGCCTGCTTTTGTTTGCGCTCCGCTTCGCCAAGTGTCTGAAAAAGCTATGAAAAGCGCCCGAGTTGGCTAGCTTCTCGCCAGGCGATGCGCTCGCCGAGCGTCTGTAAAGCTGCCGACCACCGATGCACAATGCCCTTCATCCCGATCGCATGAACCCAGAGGAACGCCTCGCCGAGGTCGCGCGGCTGCTCGCGGCCGGCTTTCTCAGGCTGCGCATGAGAACCGGGCAGCGGACACCAGTGGAACAAAGCCCGGTTCGACTGGACTTCTCGCCCGCCAAGAGCGGTCGTTGCCAACCGCAGGAACAACGGTGGGAGACAGGAGAGTGAGAGGCGCATCGACAGCACGCAGGGCCGAGAACGCATCGCTGCCTGCACCCGGCGACGACCCGGACCGCGACAAGCCGGTGCTCGCCCGCTTGGCGGCCCTCAAGGTGATGTCCGTCAAGGAGCTGAAAGCCGAGTGGCGCAGGCTCTTCGGCGCCGAGGCGCCCAACAACAGCCGCCCGTTCCTGGAGTTGCGGCTCGCTTACCGGATCCAGGAACTTGCCTACGGTGGCTTGTCAAAGACGACCGTTCGCATCCTCGATGCGCTCGCAGACGAGTACCGGGGCATCTCGGTGAGAAAGCCGATCCTCGTCGATCCGCGGAAGCCCATCGCCGGCACCAAGCTCGTCCGGGAATGGGCCGGCGTGGAGCACACCGTGACGGTGCTGCGCGATGGCTTCGAGTATGAGGGTCGTCGATACAAGTCCCTGTCCGCGATCGCCCGCGCCATCACCGGCACGCGCTGGAACGGCTGGCGCTTCTTCGGGTTGCGCGCCGCAGAGGAGGGCCGGTCGTGAGGCACTCCGCGAAACAGGCTGCTGTCCGCGGCGAGGACGCGAAGGCTCCGGTCCGGCGGCTGCGCTGCGCGATCTACACCCGCAAGTCCTCGGAGGAGGGGCTCGAGCAGGAGTTCAACTCGCTCGATGCGCAGCGCGAGGCCTGCGCAGCCTACATCGCGAGCCAGCGTGCCGAGGGCTGGATCGCTCTGCCGACCGAATATGACGACGGCGGCTTCTCGGGCGGCACGTTGGAGCGTCCGGCGCTCCAGCGGCTCTTGGCTGACATCGAGGCCGGGCTGGTCGACGTGGTGGTGGTGTACAAGATCGACCGTCTGTCGCGGTCCCTCATGGACTTCTCGAAGCTCGTCGAGGTGTTCGATCGCAACGCCGTCACCTTCGTCTCGGTCACGCAGTCGTTCAACACGACAACTTCGATGGGGCGGCTCACGCTCAACATCCTGCTGTCCTTCGCCCAGTTCGAGCGCGAGGTGATCGGCGAGCGCATCCGCGACAAGTTCGCCGCCTCGCGGAAACGCGGCATGTGGATGGGCGGGTGGACGCCGGTCGGTTATGACGTGGTGGATCGTAAGCTCGTTGTGAACGAGGACGAGGCGGCTCTCGTCCGGCGCATCTTCGCTCGCTTCCTGGAACTCGGCTCGGTCACCCTCCTCGTCCGCGAACTGCGGCAGGAGGGCGCGACCACGAAGCAGGGCAAGCCGTTCGACAAGGGCACCCTCTACAAGGTGCTCAACAATCGGGTCTACGTTGGCGAGGCGGTGCATAAAGGCAAGGCCTACCAGGGCGAGCACGCCGCGATCATCGAAATCGGGATCTTCGAGCGGGCCCAGGCGATCCTCGCGAGCAACGGCCGGCAAAGGGCGGCGAGCACGCGCCGCGAGACGCCGGCCCTGCTCAAGGGCCTGATCTTCACCGAGAGCGGACGGGCGATGACGCCGACGCACACGCGCAAAGGCCCGAAGCTCTACCGCTACTATGTCTCAACTGACGTGGTGCGCGGGCGCGAAAAGGGCGCGACCGAATCGCTGGCGCGATTGCCCGCCGGCCTTATCGAGACGGCGACGGTCAGGGAGGTGCTGCGCCTGATCCGCTCGCCCGAGATCGTCGCCCAGACGATCGAGGCGGTGCGCGCCGAGGCCCCTGACACGTCCGAGGGCGAGATCGTCGGGATCCTCGATCAGTTCTGGGGGCTGTGGGCCACCCTCATTCCGGCCGAGCAGGCGCGCGTGATCCGGCTCCTGGTTGAGCGGGTCGTGGTCAGGCCCGACGGCGTTGCCATCACCTTGCACGCCGCAGGGCTCGGGCAGATCGCCCGCGAGATGCTCAGCCTCGATGGCGCAAGGAGGGCAGCATGA